ACGTCAATGAGGTGGACCATTCCTGTTGTGTCTTAGCAACACTTGCGAGTAGGTTCAGCGAATCAGACTCCGCCGTACAGGGGACCTCGACGGCTGTGAAGCGCACGCAGCCGGTATCGGTGTGGTAGACGCTCGTATCCGACGGAGACGGCACGGACATCTTCTTTCGAGTGGGAGGCACGATGACCGTGGCAATGAGAAGCCCGGCGACCAGTCCCGCAACCAACCAGCGAAGTTCGATCATTATATCTTGCCGACATAAGTATCAACAAATCCGTTGAACATGAAATACAGGAAGACCATGACGTACCCGGAATAGGGAATAAACACGGAGATCGCGGTCGCGGGCACTGCGACAAACACCGGAGTGTTCTGCATGAAGAGTGTATAGGTCACGGCGATACTAAATACGTAGACCGTTGTCCAGAGGACAATACCACCGAGGAGCTTGAACTGGTTCTGGAAATACTCCATCGGGGGTACCTGAAGCGGTCCTTTCTTGGGGTCGTTAATGCTGACATTGTCCATCTTGAACTGCTGTCCATCGGGGATAACAATTCGCTTTCGCTGACCATTTTCGATAACGGTCACCGTGAGTCGCCGCCCCTTGATTGCCGTGGCCGAGGAGTTTGCCTGTTGTTGTTTGGCGTCGAGTGCAGCCTGTCGAAGCTCTGCCTCCTTTCGCCGGATACAGTCCTGGTCAACACCCCCGCACGCAGCCGCTGCTGCCTCGCGGATCTTTTTCTCCTCCTGGCTCGAGATCGACACCTTGTCTGCGACCTCAAACGGCGGAATCAGTTGTTCATTGACATCCACGTCAATGGTCGTTCCCAAGACCTTGTCTCGAAGAACCTTGGTCGCATTGCGTTGCGACCTCTCGTCGCCATAGTAGGCAGACTCGATATATGCCATTGTTATGATGCGAAGACTAAACTGCCAAGTCCTGACACAATGCGGAGGAAGTTGATTGACTCCACATAGACGCCGACGTTGTACGTGAACGTGAAGATGATGTTGTTATTCGTCTGCACCACGGTAAGGAGTTCGGACGGGTCATACAACGCAACCTGCGCCGCCGGGACGATGGTCGGGTTCGGGCTGAACACTGTGCTCTTGAGAACGCAGACGATTGTGGAGGTGGGGGCACTCTCTGCCGTCGCCGAAAGGGGGAGAGGTGTCTGAAGGGTCAAACGGAGCGTCGTCTTGTTGAACATGCTTCCGTTCATCGATCCACTCGGCTGGTACTGATCGTGGTCGAGGGCAAAGGAGTACTGGAAGATCCCCGGCAGCGATACAGGAGGCTGACCGGTGACGTAGCGGTACATCTGCTGGAGACTGAAGAATGGGAAAGGCTTCGTAGCCAAGCGCTCCTTGCCATCCAGGAGAAGAACGCCATCGATGATGCTACTCTTGGGGTAGACAGATGTCACCTGCTGCTGACCAGTGGAATACATCGAGGTTCCTGCATCCGTTGTGCTGGGCGTCCACGGGGCCCGATTCGGGTTCGCCCAGTTCGTGTAGTTGTCCCAGTCGTTGACAAGCCGCCGATCGGACCGCTGTGCCTCGAAGACGATGCGCGTCACCAAGTTGAACATTGGGATCTCGAGGTCTGTGTTGCCACCAAACTGACCCTCCTTGCTGACGTATTTCACCGTCTTCACAAGGAACGTCTGATCCGCCCTGGCAAGCTGGTTCATCTCCACCTCGGTCAGGTAGATGAACGTCCCTTCGATGTAAAAGTCGGGGATGAACGTTGTCAGGTTCTCACTCGGCGTGCCGTCGATCCCCGGAGGCGACAGAAACAGTGACAGCGGGTAATTGGTTGTGCCGCCCGACGACCGGTTCACAGGCGCCACACGCTGTCCGAAGGTGGGAGACGTCGGAGTGACATCAACGACCGTGTACAAGTCGTTCAGCGCCCGCAGCGTCACGTTGATGTAGACCTCCGAGTTCTGGAGCGAGACCAGCGGCAGCGCCAGACCCGGGTTCTCGCAGAACCAGAAGTGGAGCGGAACCACGAGCTGACGAGACCGAATGCTCGGCTCGGGAACCGTGGACATTGGCGCCAGGGACGGCGGGGAGCCGGGGGTAATCGAGTGCGGGTACTGGTTCTGCCGATCGAAGGCATTTGCGGGGTCGTAGAGCTCGGGCACGTTGCCCGTCATCTGATCGACGATGGCGCGCTTGTCGGCATTATGGGTCATATAGGAGTAGAGCTTGAGCCATTCTCCCGAGAGACGCTGGATCACCTGACCGTTCATCACTAGATCGACATGATCAATGAGGTTGTACCCAATGTTCTTGATCCACTGGAACTCGTAGCCGATGGCATTGGACCTCGGATCGTATCCCGCGGGCGGAGTGCTTACTCCAATCGACTTCAGAGGCGAATAGATATCCGGCAAGGTCAGGACCAGATAGCAATCATGAAGCAGCTGCGCATACCGATCCACGCGACAGGAGATCATCTTGGTCTGGGTTACGTTGAATTCGAGATTCGAAGCAGTAAACGGCATGCGAATCTGCTCGAGAGCAAAGTTCGTATGGCGTCGGTAGACGGAGCGGAAATGGGTCATCGAGGGGGTCCCATTCACAAGCTCGTTTTGAGCCCCCGTCGCAACCAGCTGGAGAAGACCGCCAGGCATTTGTTGTATAGGAAAGCGGATTGTTTAGCTCCCTTCATCGAGCACATAGAGAAGTCGCAGCCAAAGGAGAAATCCAAGGAAGGATACGAGGCAAGCAAGTTTATGCTCTGCCATTGGGACGGGACGCTGTTACACTCATGGGCGGAATTACGTTGAATCGTACGATGCCGCTGTCAATCGTGCGAGCAAGCGCGCCGGGTGCAGCGCTTGTGTTTCCGTTCGAGAGGCAGCACCAGTTGGAGGTGGTCTTTCCTCCGCGGGCGTCTCCCCACGCACTTACCTCTGGAACGACGAGGATCTGGGTCTGGGTGGCGCGATTTGCCATCGCGGACAAGAACGACGCGTTGGTGCGGCGGGACTGTGGCGCCGGAATCGAGTGAAACGTGGACGCAATGATCTGACGCTTCTTCATCGTCAAGTAATCCTGTGCGGAGTTGACCTGCATTTGTCATTTACGGAAGAGAATCCTAAGAGTCTCAATGCGTTTCGTTCTTGTGAGCACACACGTTGATCAAACAACCGGATACTCGAAGGTCTCTCATGCCCTTCTTCGCCAACTTGCGACTCTGGCGCCCAAGGTGAAGACGTTTCACTTTGGCTTCCAGCGTCATCCGGCACATGCCAGTGTCCGCAAGGCGCCCGATGGCGTTACCTGCTACGATGCGGCGGCAAACGAAGATCCCAAGGAGGAGGGATTCGGGTACAACAAGATTCACGAGTATCTGGAGATGGTTAATCCAGATGTGGTGATGATCTACAACGACCCCTTTACCATCTACCGGTTTATGGAGGCGATGAAGTACGAGCCCGGAAAGAGCCCCTACCGTCTCTGGGTGTACCTGGACCAGGTCTACGAAGGGATTGCGCCTCCCCTGATCGACGCGATTCGTCGGAACGCAGACCGAGTGTATTGTTTCGGTGAGCATTGGAAGAAGGTCTTCCTGGGGTACGGACCGGCATCTGATGTTCGGACCCTCGAACACGCGGTCGACTCGACGATCTTCTCGAGCCTACCTGCCGATGCGCGCCATTCCATCCGCACGTCTGTGAACCTGCCGTCGGATGCGATTGTCCTCCTCAATGCGAACCGCAACAGCCAGCGCAAGCGCTTGGATCTGACTGTCCAGGGCTTTGTGCGCGCGGTTGCCCAGAACCCCAAGCTTCACCTGATGGTTGCCACAAATCTGAATCCTCAGACGGGCGCCTACTACGATGTCCAGCGCATCTACCTCGAGGAGCTCAAGGTGGCGGGACTCGATACGTTTCCGTATATGAAGAACCTTATCCTCGTCGATACGTCGGCACCGAACGTGATCGATGATGATGGAATCAATCAAATGTACAACCTCGCAGATATCGGAATCAATACGTCGGATGGCGAGGGGTTCGGGCTCTGTCAGCTGGAGCACCTGTACGCGGGCGCCCCGCAGGTGGTGACGGATCTACCCGCCTATCGGGAGTTCATGAACGACGGCGTCTCCGTGTCGATCCCGTCAAACGGGCGCGCCTATTTCCCCGGCGGAATGCCCCACGGCTTGTGGTTCCCTACCTTCAACCCGGACGATGTTGCGAAGGCAATTCTTCGTGCGGCAGAGACGCTCCCCGAACTCAAGGCTGCTACGAAGAAGCACACGTTCAAGACGTGGAGTGCCGTGTGCGACGCGTTCCTCGAGGATATTCTCATGCTAGTTGAAGGTCAGGTATCCAGCGTATCTGTCCCGGTGTTGCCAGCACCCCCATCCTCATAAGGCGATTGTTGTCCTCAAAGGCTGGACCATCAAAGACCTCCTTGGAGTCGGGGTCAATTAAGAAGACCATTCCCTTGATGGAGACCTTCTGGAGGCGCCGCTTCCTGCGCTGGAGATTGCGGAGGTAGGTCGAATCGATGTCCTCCTGCTTAATGTTCGGCTTGAATGCCAGATCCTCTCCGGTCACCGTGCTATCGAACCGCATACACGTAATCACAGGCGTTTCCCGACTATGAAGTTTGCGATGAATTTCGCAGTCGACGGCCGCCTGTTTGAGCAGCAACCCAATCTTCTGATTCACCTTCTCCTTCTCGTACGCCTTCTCGTAGAGGTACTCGTCCGTGCTCATGAAGACCTCGGTCGGATCGCCCTCGTAGCGCTTCATCGCCATATCCGTTCGACGGACCAGCACCACGTTCACGCCCTCGGTCGACTTGGTCTGTGCCTCGCTGAACACGGACAGGTAGAAGGAAACGCGCACGGTACGTTCCTCGACGGGCAGTCGAGCATGCGAGCAGAGACGAATCGCACGACCAATGACCTGATCGTGACGAGCCGGGTTCCAGTGCGGCTCCATGATGTGGACATGGCGCACATTCGCCAGCGTGATACCTTCGGCACCGGCCGCCGTAATCATGAAGAGGCAGAGCTTCTTCTTCGGCTTGGACTCGATGGATGCCTTGAGACTCGGCGGGAAGTTGTCGCTGAATCCGACTCCGTTGAAGATCTGACGCATGTACTCGCGCTCCTCGGGATCCTCCTTGCCCGTGTAGAAGGCGAAGGCTGGCTTCTCGGGGTCCAGAGCCGGATCCTCGACCCACTGATTCGCTTCCTTTGCCAGCTTGTACTGTTGCCAGCCATTGGCTTCGAGCGCCGCACTAAAGACACCCAGACCCTCGAGGTTGCGGAAATACGAATAGACCAGCTGACTCTTGTACGTCTCTCCTTCGCCCAGGGACGCCTTGATATTCGTCATCATCTTGAGCATCTTCGGACTGAATGCCTCGAGTGCCTTCTCAGTGAGGTACCTCTGCGGAGCCGCCTTGAGCGCCTCCAGGATCGCGGTCTTGTCGGGT